GTGGTGGACCGGGCGGCCGAGCTGCACGCGAAGTGGAAGCCCCGCTGCTGGGTCATCGACGGCGGCGGCCCTGCTGGCTCCCTGATCCCCGCCCTTGAGGACCGGCTCGGCATCACCGTGGTGCAGCCCAAGGCGAGGCAGATCGCTCAGGGTTGCGGGCAGTTCTACGACGCGGTGGCCGACCACTCCCTGTCGCACCTCGACGAGCCGTCGATGGCGGTGGCCTTGGCCGGCGCCCAGACTCGCCCGCTCGGTGACGCGTGGGCGTGGGCCCGGCGCAACGTCGGCGTCGACATCAGCCCTCTGGTCGCGGCGACGTTCGCGAAATGGGGCCTGACGGCTGAGGTCGAGGAACGGCCCACGGACATTCTGAGCAACGTGTGGTGAGAGGGGTATCGGCATGAGCTGGTGGTGGCCCTTCCGCCGCAGGCAGCAGCAGCGCGCGATCACGTACCAGGACGTCTGGGGCAGTGGCGGTGACCCGGCTGTTCTGCGGGGTGGCTCGCAGGAGCGGGCCCTGCGTCTAGCCCCTGTGTACTCGGCTACGCGACTGCTGGCGGACTCGGTGGCGTCCCTGCCCATGAAGTCCTTCCAGGTAGCTGGAGCCGAGCGCAGGCCGATTCCGCTGCCCGGTCTGTTCCGGCGGCCGGCGGCTGTAGGCACTCGGTACGACTGGCTGCATCGGGCGATGACGTCGCTGACGCTGCGGGGTAACGCCTACGGCCTGGTCGTCGCCACGGACAACGCGGGGTGGCCGACCCAGATCGAGTGGCTGCATCCAGACGACGTGTCCATCGAGGACAACCTCGCCCCAGTCCCGGTCTGGTACTACCGGGGCCGGCGCCTCGACGAGGGCCAGATGTTCCACATCCCGGCGTACACGCTGCCTGGTCAGATCCTCGGCCTGTCCCCCATCGGCTACCTGATGGTAACGACGGAGACGGGTCTGTTGGCTCAGCAGTTCGGCCGGGACTGGTTCGCCAACGGGTCGACACCGTCGGCGGTCCTGGAGACCGACATGGAGGTCTCCAAGGACGCGGCCGACATCTTGAAGGCCAGGTTCAAGCAGGCTGCCGCAGACCGCGACGTGGTCGCTCTGGGCGGCGGGGTGAAGTACCGGCCCATCAGCGTGCCAGCCGAGGAGTCCCAGTTCCTGGAAACCATCAAGGCGACGGCGAACCAGGTTGCTGCCTGGTACGGCGTACCGCCGGAGAAGGTCGGCGGTGAGACAGGCGGCAGCCTGACCTACAACACGGTCGAGCAGAACAGCATCGACCTTCTCACCTGGACGCTGCGTCCGTGGCTGGCCCGCTTGGAGCAGGCGTTCTCGCTGCTGCGACCGCCCGCCGAGGAGGTCAGCTTCAACGCCGACGCGATGCTGCGAACGGACACCCTGACCCGGTACCAGACGTACCGAATTGCCCGCGTGATCGGGCTGAACAACGTCGATGAGCTTCGCGCCATCGAGGAATTGGAACCCCTGCCGAACGGCCAGGGGCAGGATTATGCGCCGCTGGTGAAGGCGCCGGCCGACGTGAGCGACGCAGAGCGCCGGTTCACCCGTGGCCTCGTGGAGGTCCGGGCGGCCGGTGAACAGTCCCGCCAGATCGGCGGATACGCGGCAAAGTTCAACCGGCTGTCGCAGAACCTGGGCGGGTTCGTCGAGCGGATCGACCCCGGGTTCTTCGCCAAGTCGGAGGGTGACAGTTGGCCGGAGGTGATGGCCCGCTACAACCACGACGACAACCGGCTCCTCGGTACGACGGAGGCGGGGACGCTGCGGCTTGTCGTCGACGGTACCGGCCTCGACTACTCCGTCGATGTCCCCGCTTCCCGCGAGGATGTCCTGGAGCTTGTCCGCCGCGGCGACGTCCGCAGGTCCAGCTTCGCGTTCAGGACGTTCGCCGACGACTGGGGCATGACTGAGGACGGGTTCCCGCTGCGGACGCTGCTGTCGGGCGCCCTGGTGGACGTGGCGCCGGTGAACACGCCGGCGTACATGGACACCTCGACCGGGCTGCGGTCCCTCGCTGAGAAGGCCGGGGCCGACCTCGCCGAGGTACGGGCCGCCGCCGACACGGACGGTCTGGCCCAGTTCCTGGGGGCCAAGGCCCCGACCATCATCGACCTCGCGCCGAGCGGGCAGGGCGAAACCCACCCGCTCCTCGCGGTACGGCAGCGGCGCGCCGAGCTCATGAAGCGCCGCACCTTCTGAGGCAGGGCGACACCCACCTCGACAACCAACCCCTGACACCCCTGGCCGTCGGCCCTGGGTGTCGTCGTCTTGCCCAAGGAGGGCACAGTGAGCGAGTTCATCAAGCGGCTGCAGGAGCGTCGGGCCGGTGTGTGGGAGGAGGCGAAGGCCCTCCTCGACACGGCTGAGGGCGAGAAGCGGGAGCTGACGGCCGAGGAGGAGCAGACGTACCAGCGTCTGAACGCCGACCTCGACGCCATCGACACCCGCGCCAAGGAGCTGGCGGCGGCCGAGCAGCGCAACAAGGACGCCGACGAGGCGTTCCGCGCCCTGCTCGACAAGGAGCCCGCCCCCGAGCACCAGCGCAACATGGGCGACGAGGAGACCAAGCGCGTCCGCGACTGGCTCACCGGTGCGTCCGGCAGCCGGGCCCTGGACATCGGCCCGTCCCAGCGGATGCCGCTCGACCAGCGGACCCTGTCCAAGCTGTCCGCGGGCGCCGGCGCGAACACCGTGCCGATCAGCTTCTACAACCAGCTCGTGCAGCACATGATCGAGACTTCCGGCGTGCTGGCCGCGGGGCCGACGGTGCTGCGCACGGCGACCGGCGAGCAGCTCCAGATCCCGAAGACGACCGCGCACTCCGCGTCCGCGGGCATCGTCGCGGAGGCGGGCACCCTGGCCGCGAACGAGCCGACGTTCGGGCAGGTGTCCCTCGACGCCTACAAGTACGGCTTCCTGCTGCAGGTGTCCCACGAGCTCGCGAACGACACCGGCGTCGACCTCCTCGGCTACCTCGCTATGCAGGCCGGCCGAGCGCTCGGCAGCGGCTTCGGCACGCATCTCGTCACCGGTGACGGTTCGTCCAAGCCGAACGGTGTCCTGACCGCGTCGACGCTCGGCAAGACGGGCTCGGCGTCGGTGGCGGGCGCCCCGAACGGTGACGACCTGATCGACCTGTTCTACTCGGTGATCGCCCCGTACCGGCAGTCCAGCTCCTGCGGCTGGATGATGCGGGACGCGACCGTCGCCGCGATCCGGAAGCTCAAGGACTCGACCGGCCAGTACCTGTGGCAGCCGGGCCTCACGGAGGGCTCCCCCGACCGGATCCTCGGGAAGCCGGTGTTCACCGATCCGAACATGCCGGCCGTCGCGCTCGCGGGGAAGTCGATCCTGTTCGGCGACTTCTCCACGTACTTCGTGCGGGAGGTCGAGACGGTCCGCTTCGAGCGCAGCGACGACTTCGCGTTCAACAACGACCTGATCACGTACCGGGCGATCCTGCGCGGTGACGGCGACCAGATCGACACCACCGGCGCGATCAAGCACTTCATCGGCAACGCCGCCTGATCCGCCGTCGACGAGGGGCAGTCCACAACTGGGCTGTCCCTCCTTCGTGAAGGGAGCATGCGATGCGCGTGCGGATGAAGGTAGTCATCTCCGGCACCCGCGACGGGGCTACGTGGCCGGAGAAGGGCGGCGAGATCGACCTGCCGGACGACGAGGCGGCCCAGCTACTGCGGGACGGCAGGGCGGAGCCTGTGGCCGTGGAGCCGGTCGAGGAGACCGCCACGGCCCCGGATGACGCGGAGACTGCGGCGCCGGCACGTCGGCGGGCCCAGGGCAAGAGGTAGGTGGGCTGTGGCGCTGCTGACTCTGGCTGAGGCCAAGGACCAGTTGGACATCACGACCACGGGCTCGGACGTGGAGTTGCAGCGGTACATCGACGCGCTGACGGCGCCGATCGAGCGGTTCGTGGGGCCGGTGGAGAACCGGACCGTGACCGAGGTGATCGAGGGCAAGACGCACATCCTGTGCCTGTCGAGCACTCCAGCCGTATCGATCACGTCGATCACTCCGGTTCTCACCGGCGGCGAGACCATCGCCCCTGGCGACGTCTTCCTCGACGGCACCAAGGGGATCGTCCGCAGGCTCAGCGGCGGCACGTTCTGCGGCGGCCTGTGGACGGTGGAGTACACCGCCGGCCGCGGCACGGTCCCGCCGACGATCCGGCTGGCTGCGGCCATGCTGCTGCAGCACCTGTGGCGTACCCAGTACGGGGCGGCCCGCGGGTCGGTGGGCGGTGGGGACGACTTCGATGTGAACGAGCCCATCATCGGCTTCGGCTACGCAATTCCCAACCGGGTGCTGCAGCTGCTGGAGCCGTACCGAGTACCCCCGGGGGTGGCGTGATGGTGACCTCCCGGGTCCCGGCCGCGGTCGGAGCCCTCCTCGACATCCTGCGTGCGGCGCCGTCCCTCGCCGGCCAGGTGCACATCGAGGACGGCCCGACCGCGGTCAACCTCACCGACCGCGACCGGATCTACGTCGGCTGGCAGCCGACCGGTGAAGCCGCGGTCTCACTGCAACAGGACTTCAACGCAGCAGGCGCGAGGACACGCGACGAGGTCTTCACCATCGCCTGTTACGTGGAGTCGCGGGCGGGCGACAAGGACATGGGGGCCCGCAGAAACAGGGCCTTCGAGATCCTCGGCGTGGTCGAGTCCGAGCTGCGGGCGTCGGACACGTCACCGGAGGCGCCGACCCTGAACGGCACGGTCCTGTGGTCACACGTCACGGCCGGCGACCTCTATCAGGAGCAGCGTGAGGGCGCTATCGCGGGCGTGAACTTCCAGGTCATGTGTCGCGCCCGTATCTGACCAACCCCATGAAGGAGACAGCGATGGCGCGTGTG